GATGTCGCCCTCGTTGAGGATGCCGGCATCGGTCGACGGATCCTGCAGATCCCAATGCACATCCTTAGAGATCCCGGTGACGCCGGCCACGGGCACGTTGGATAGGCTCTTGTGCCAGCCCTGTTCGGTGTCGATCTTGGCGCGCAGGCCGAGCGCACGCGCAGTGGCGTACGCGGCCGCCGTGGTGCTGGTGGTGGTGTCGAAGGCCAGGAAGTCCGGCCAGATCAGCATCAACTCGCGATCGCTGAACTGGCCTCGGTAGGTGACGGCCTCGGCCACGGTGTCTGCGGCCGGCCGCGCATACGCCATGGCGCGCAGCTTCTTGGCGATGGTCGCCAATGCTTTCGCCACCGGCAGCGTGTCCAGGCCCGGAGCGCCGAGGATGCGCGGGCGCACGCCCAGCTGCGCTTGCGCAGCCAGCAGCGCATACAGGCCGGTGTAACCGCTGGACTTGGCCTCGCCGATGACGTTGCTGGACGTCTTTTCCGCGTCCTGGCCTTCGGCCACACGCACGACCACAGTCACGGGATTGGTCTGGTCGGCAATGCCCTGCAGCGTGGCGCGCAAGGTGCCCTCGGTGCCGGCGCTGGTGATCGCACCGAGCACATCGGTGATCAGCACGGCCTTGTTGAGCGGGAAGATTTTCTCGTCCGCATCGGCGGCAGTGGCGACCAGGCCGACGACAGCAGTGGAGACGGTGCGGATGGTGCGCGTGCCCGCGCTGACTTCGATAACGCGGACGCCGTGGTGGTAGGTAGTGGACATAGATTCCTCGATCAGGACGAGCGGAAGCGGAGCGGGATGGTCATGCGCAAGCGCGCATTGGCTGGGGCAACGTCGGTGCGTTCGCCTTCGATCGTCAGCACGAAGCTGCCAGGCGCATCACCGACGACCAGGTCGACGCGGGTCAGGCGCAGGCGCGGTTCCCAGCGCATCAACGCGGTGGCGGTGGCGCCGTAGAGCAGCGTGCGGGTGGCGCCGTTGAACGGCTGGTCGATCAGCTCGGGCAGCAGCGAGCCGAAGTCGCGGCGCTGCTCGCGTGTGCCAATGGGAGTGGTGAGGATGCAGACGATCGACTGGGCCAAGTGCTGCTCGCCCTCGATCACGCGCCCGGTGGTGGCATCGACACCGATCACTGCGGGCCACCGCTGAGTGCGCTGCCGGCGGTCACGCCGGTGGTCTTGTGGTTCTTGAGGCTGATCCCGCCGCCGATCACGTCGGTGTCGACGGTAGCCGTGCCGGTAATGCCTGCATCACCGTTGATTTGGGTGGTACCGTTGACGGTCAGCGGCCCGTTGAGCGTGATGCCGCCATCGGCGGTGATGCTTGCGGTGCCGCCACTGGGCAATGTCGCCTGCAGCGCATGCGCCTCGGTGTCGTAGTGAATCTGCGCGCCATCGGCAAAGCGCAGCACGTGGAGCGTGTCGGACGCGGCAGGCGCTGCGAATTGGTCGGAGTACAGGCCGCGTAGCACCAAGCCATCGGCCAGGTCGCCAGCCGGCGACAGCACCACGACCTGTTCGCCGATCGCCGGCGCCGACCAGATGATAGTGGTGCCGGCCAGGGTGACCACCCAGGGCAGATAGTCTGTCAGCATCTCACCGACCTGCACGCGGCATCGCGCAGTGGTGAGATTCACCTCGGCAACGGTGCCGAGGCGAATGGCGTTACTCAGTGCGGAGGATGCGTTGCCCATGCAGCCATAGTCGGTGGCTGTGTGCTGTGGCGCACTTGAATTGACGCGTATAACCAGTGGCTACACGGATCGCGGTTGGATGCATTTAATCGAGCAATGGCGACGTTCTACGCTCTGTGCTCCAGTATGCGCTGGACCTGTCGTCAGGCGAAGCCTACCGCTTCAGCCACGAACGAAATGGCGGTAGCAGAGACATAGCCGGTGGCGTTATTACGGATCCGAATGGTCAGCTTGCCTTCTCCGTAACACTCGTTGCCCGATCCCGACAGCGCGGTGGACGTGATGCTGCAACCGTAGTCGCCGGTCATCGCCGAGTAGTTCGTAGCGGTGTTGGAAGATGACCCATTGCGATTGCCACGCAGCCATGACACTGCAAAGTCCAACTGCACAGAATAGTTGCTCGCCGGTTGACCATTGGGAAGCCAAGTTCCGGAGGTTGGAGAACCACTCACCGCTTTCCCGGATAGGCCAATCGCCCAGGTTCCGTTCGCTCGAATCCAGAACGATGCGCTTGCCGTCTGGCTGCCGCCCTCGGACGTGGCGGCTAGGCTACCCGCGTAGTAGTGGACGCCGTTGTTCGTGAGGGAATACACGGCGCTGCCTTTTTTTGCCCACCGGTTGCTGAGGTCCGATCCTGCATTGTCGCGGTAGCCGACGTCCGGCGCCCTGGTGCCAAACGCTAACGGCGCATACCGGCGATGCAGATCGTTGCCGTCGCTGGAACGGTAGCCCGATGCGCCACCAATGTCGCCTTGCACGTACAGGTCGAAGACATCGTCGAAGTCGAGCCCTGCGCCCGTGCGGAACCCCGTTGCCATGACTAGGCGACCGCCGACGTCTGGACTGCAGCAGCCTCGTTGTGGAGTCGGTCATAGACGGCTTTCAGATATACGACGACGCCTGCAGCGCTGACGTTCGACAGATCCTGGCCGGTCACCGGATCGGCAAGGCCGGCGGCAAAAGTGCGGGTTGCGATGGCTTCGGAGGTGGTGGTAAGTGGCTCCCGGCCGTCCAGCATTTTGTTGACAGCGCCTTCCAGTAGCAGGAACTCCATGCCCTGGAAAACGACGTTTGCCACGCCGGTTAGCGGGTCGTAGAAGAAGTGGGACTCCACCGCGATGCGTTCGACGTCAACGCCTGGTGCGAGTGTGCGGATGCGAGAATTGCTCTGCATGGGATCTACCTCTGGGTCAGTGAATGGGACGTAGGTCAGCGAGGTCTGCCTGCAGCCGCCGAACGGCGGTGGACAGTTGCTTGATGGCATTGAATGCGACCGGCAGGAGCTGATCGATGTGGACCGATGGCACCAGTTCACCGTCAAAGCTCACGCCGTGTGCGTCCACCGTCTCGGGCATGACCTCCAGCAGCTGCTCTGCATCGAAGAACAGGCGCACGCGGCCATCGGGGTTGTACTGTTCCTTGTAGCGCCCCAGCAGCGTGGTGACCTGTTCCACCTCCGCCAAGCCATATGGCAACGCGCCAATGATGTTTTTGAGCTTGCGGGAAGACCCGAAGTCAAAGCCGCCAACCGCCGACAGCGCGCCAGACGGGGTCAGCCCCATGCGCTGCTGCAACGCCCCGTTGTTGGTTGCCATGCCGATGCGAAGATAGCCGTTCTCGCTCCAGAAGCCGATGTTGTAGGCGCCATCGATCAGCCCGAAGCCTCCGCCGAAACTGCCGGAGCTCAGGTGGGCAAAGCTGTTGATGCCATTGCCGGGCTGGCTCACTGTTGGGCGCAGTAGCAGGCTGCCTGCTGTGTTCAGTACTGCTTCTGCGGTGGAGTTAAAGGCGCCATTGGGGCGGAGGTAGATGCTCGCGCCGCCCTCGGCACCGAGGACGGTCACGTTGCTCTTGCTGATGAAATAGCCCGATGCGGAGCCAAGGCTATCTGCATGCATGGATCCAGCAAACGAGCCTGCGCCCGAGACTGCGACCTGTGTGGTTTCGAGGTGGAGCGGGTTGCCACCAGTTCGGATGCGACCGGCGACCCAAGCGTTGTTCGCTGCGTTGACGAAATCCAACACTGGCGTGCCGTTGCCGTAGTCGCGCATGAGCACGCGCCCGGCGCTTGAGACGAGGGCATCAAATGCACCCTGTGCGCCGCCGCTGATATTGATCCCCAGGCGCGGCGCGGTGAGTTGCCCAGTCATGACATCGCCGGCCTTGGCCACGTAGTTGGCGTGCGAGTGGTCGCTAGGTATGAAGGTTTGTGGCTTGTTGGCAACTTGATCCCACGACGGCCACGCACTTGCGGTGGCAGGAACGCCAGTCAGATTTTCCCAGGCCCGGTAGTAGGTGCCGTGCTGACCGTCGAGTTTGTCGGCATCCAGATTGTTACCGGCACCTTCGTCCCTGAGGGCGGCTCCCTTCAGTTCCAGGGCAGTACGCAGCAGCGCGGCGCTGGTCAGGCCCAGTAGTCCTCGAATGAACGCTGATGGCGCGCCGGCTCCCAGGCGAGCATCCAAGACCTTCTTCAATAGCCATGCGGTGATGACGCGGATTTTGTCGGTACCTGCGGCGGCTTCGTCTTCACTCGCCAGCTCGACGATCCCGGCCACTTCAGTCGTGGCGGCCGGGTCAGTGAAGTTGGTTGCACCGAATGCGATCTGCTTTACATCGATGTCGGCAAAGACCGCATCCACGGCGAGCAACATCATTGCGGCGGCTGCCTTGCCAAGTAGAAGCGTCTGCTGGCTGTACACCGCAAACAGCGTGCCGTTGGACAGGTACAGGCCGAACCCGTAGCAGTCATAGACGGCATCGGATTCATCACGAATGGACACGTGGATCGTGTCATCGGCGGTGACGGTCCCGCCCACGGCGGCTAGCCGCTTGATCTCACTTGGCAGCGCGGTCAACGCGGCAGAGGCGCTAAACGGCGCGTTCGCAAGGCCAACATGGCTGATCAGCACCGGATTGGTCCCGGTGTTGGGTGCATTGACCAGCGCGGCACGGCCAGCGGTAGTGACTTGGAGCTTGAGACCGGGCATTTCGGTGTCCAGTTACTGGGCTTCCATCAGCAACCGTCGATAGACGGCTGGCCGCGCAA